CTTCCAGGGTTACGCCGAGGTCCGCTTCCGCAAGGCCGAGCTCCGGCCGGAAACCGAACTGGAGCCCCAGCTCACCCTCAAGGCCGCGCGCCTGCGTCAGGACCTCTCCGACGGCATCATCACCGACGAAGAGTACACCCTGGAGATGTACGGCCGGCTGCCGAACGACGGCGCCCCACCACTCTCCGGCACTGGGTTCATGACGCCGGTTCCGGCCGGAGACACTGGCGCAGCTGACGTCTCGACCACAAATGGCGGCCCGCTCAGCAAGTCTCTTGCCCCTACAGGTTCCAAGACCGCCAGCAAGATGACCAAGTCTGCCAAGAAGGGGCAGAAAAATTCTCAAAACTTCTCCGAAATTCTCACAGAGTTGCTTTTAGAACAGCAATAAACATCTCAGGCACTATGAAGCAAGTTACCAAAAGCGCTGACATTCTCGACAAACTGAAAGCCAGTGGCATCAGTGAGGACGTCAACGTGTACGAAGCCATCGCGCTGAATACGCTGCCGATCCGCAAGAGCCACTGGCTTTACAAGGGCGCGGTCCATGATGCTTCGTTCCTCCAGGAGATGGCTGACGCCGTCAACAAGGAATCGCTGCCGCTGCAGCTGAACCACAACACCGGCCCCCTGCCGGTTGGACGCGTATTCCACGGAGAGCTCCACGGCGATGAGCTCCGCGTCCTTTTTTCTGTCGATCCGCAGCACGCGGATATCGCGGAGAAGATCGATAGCGGCACCGTAGATCAGGTGTCGGTCTCGATCCTCGGCAAGCAGCTCATCAACTCGGTCGACGGCTTCGACTACTTCGACATGAACCAGAAGGGCCAGCCCGACGCCTTTTATTCGGGCCGGTCTCCGAAGGGCAACCAGCTGGGCGAGAACTCCCACGGCATCGTCAAGGGGCTCGCCAATTGGTTCGAGATGTCTCTCGTGGGACGGGGCGGCGCCCAGAACGCCCGCATCGTCCCACGAGAGCAAGGCGTGTTCGCTGACAATCGGCTCGCCGCAAGCGGATTGGACCCCGCGTTTTTGGTCCTCAACGCCAGCATTTCACCCACCAAGGACTTTGAAATGGATTTGACTGCCCTCCTCTCCGAGCTGACGGATCTGAAGGCCAGCAAGATGGGCTTCGATGCTCAGCTCGCTGCCAAGGATGCGCAGATCTCGGACCTGACCGGCCAGGTCGCCCAGCTTAACGAACAGCTGACTGCCTCTCAGACGCAGAACGCTGATGCCATCAAGCCGGAAGACCATGCCGCCGTCCTCGATGCTCTGAAAGATGTCGCCAAGAAGGTCCTCGTGGCCGCCGGCGACCTCGACCCCAAGCTCCCGGAAGCTCCCGCCGAGATCATCGCCCTCTGCTCGCAGAAGGCCCAAGACCTCGTCGCAGCTCTCGCCGAGGCCGGTAAGTCTCGCGACGCCATCAGCGACGCCGAGAAGAACCAATCCACCTACCCCAAGCGTTCGGCCTTCCGGCGCAGCAAGTAATTTTCACGAGGTATTTCATTCATGTCTACGCCTTTCCACACCACTGTCGACCTGGCCGGTACGCACTTTTCGGATTTTCATCTGACGATGAACATCTCTGGCTCGGGTCTCACCTACGCCAGCGTCGTCGGCAAGCCTCTCGCGCTCGACACCACGGCCGCGAATACGGTGAAGATTGCCGGCAACGGTGATCGCATCGTCGGCTACGCCCGCACCTTCGAAGACCGCATCAACGAAGGCACCAAGCTCGTCACCGTCGAGACCAAGTTCATCATGAACTTCCCGGTCACGGCTGCGGACGCTCTGGCTGTCGGCGACACGGCCGTCGGCGGCACCAATGCCGGCGAAGTCAAGAAGGGCACCGCTGCCCCGAACGACAACATCGTCCTCAAGGTCGCCAGTGGCATCGCCACGGTCGCCCGCGGCATCTTCTAAGTCATTTTCATCACGGAGTAATTTTCAATTATGTCTTTCGTCGCTCCCATCAACCAGTTTGCTCCGCGCAACGCGATCAGGCGCCGGGCTCCCGAGGAGCTGCTGAAGCTCCGCGACAAGTCCACTACGGCCTCGGGCGAAGCCGGCACGGCTCTCGTCCAGGAAGCCGCCGAATACGGCCTGCCGCTCGACGACTTCCTCGCCATCGCCATCGACCCGAAGATGTCGGCAGACCCGGCACTTTACCGCGACTCCGACGGTTTCATCGACGGCTACGCCGCTGCCCTCCAGGTCCTGGAAGTGCCGCTGCGCGACGACGTCGAGAGCGCCAAGTTCATCGAGCTGGCTTCGGACACCTTCGCCACCTTCCCCGGCGTACGTGCCCTGTTCCCGTATGTCGTCGATGACATGCTCCAGTGGTCCTACCGCCAGAGCCAGTACGAGAACACCGCGGCGTTCGTGTCGCAGTCCCGCACGATCAACGGCACGGAGCTGCTCTCCACGGTGGTCAACGACCAGGCCACGGACTACCAGTCCATGACCCCGGTCGCCGAGCTCGGCCGCGTCCGCATCAAGACCATCACCGCCTCCGAGAAGTCGGTGAAGTTCTACAAGCATGGCTTCGGCTATGAGATGTCGTACGAGTTCAACCGCCGGGCCAAGCTCGACTTCCTCACCCCGTATCTCGCCCGCGCCCTGCGCGAGGTGGAGATGTCGAAGGTCGGTGTCGCCACCACGACCCTGATCAACGGCGACGGCGTGGCTGCGGCTGCGAACGAGGTGGACCAGAGCTCCTTCAACGGCGGCCCGATCGGCACGGCGACCAACGGCACCCTGTCCTGGAAGCATCTGCTCGCCTGGCTGGTTGCCCGCGCTCAGGCCGGCTACCCGGTCGACACCGTGGTCGGCAACTGGAATGCCTACATCCAGTGGCTGTTCCTCTTCTCGGTTCCGACAACCGCGGCCATCACCACGGACGCCAACCAGATCGCCAGCGCCGGCTTCTCCCTCGGCGGCGTGCCTCTGCTCGGCGGTAAGGTGAACTTCGCCCTGTCCTCGACAGCGCCGGCCAACAAGCTGATCGGCCTCACCAAGGCCGAGGCGATCGAAGAGCTCAAGGAGGCCAACTCGCTCGTCACCGAGTCCGAGAAGGCCATCAAGAACCAGGCGATCACCTACGTCCGGACCGAGAACACCGGCTACCGGATCATCTTCCCCAGCTCCCGCGAAATCTTCGATTTCGGCAACTGATGAGAAGGGGGGCGAGAGCCCCCCTTCCCACTCCTCGGGAAACAATCATGAAAATGCTTCTTGTTGAGACCCTCGGGCGGTTCATGCTGCTCGACCCCAACAACCTCGTCGAGATCCGCTCGAAGGGCTACACGGTGGTGCCCTTCACGAATTTCGTCGATGCGATGCGCGGCGACAGACTTACCGTCATCGCAGAATTGAAGGACACGGCCACGGACGCCGAATGGCGCAACTATGTGACCGAGTCCGATGGCGACCTCGAACTCGCCAAAGCCTCCTTCCTCTCCAGCTTTGGCAAGGACGCCGAGCCGCAGCTGCCCATCCCCGCTCCTCGCAAGGGCCGTAAGTGATGGACTTCATCGCCGGGTCCGATGTCTCTCTGCAGTTTCATCTCGAAACCAAGCTCGGGACGTCGATCCCGGACGCCGACTCCGTCACCTATTCCGTTCGGAACAACTCAGGTGACTTGATCGTCACTGATCAGGCCATCAGCACCAGTGACACCCAGACCAGCGTTGTCGTCCTAGTCTCCGCGTCCGACAATGCTATCACTGCCCCAGCGCTTTTCGAAAAGCGCTGGGTGCAGGTGGTGTGGACCCAAGGCGGTAACACCTACCGGATGGTGAAGATCTACCGGCTGGTTCCGTTCCTCAACCATACCGTCTCTCCGGACGACGTCCGGGCCTTCCTCGGCATGGACGAGGACGAGCTGCGTGACGACGAGGTGGATCTGACCGCGGCCTACTACGAATTCAACTCGTTGCTGAACACCGGCGAGCTGGAGACGGCACTGACCGCCGGCAATCTCTCTACCATCCGCGCCAACGACGCCATCGTGGCGACCTGCGCGCTCCGGCTGATCCCTTCGCTCGAGCTCCGGCCGCTCTCCAAGCAGACCGACGGCTCCCTTACCAACCAGCGCTTCGACCGCGTCAAGCCCGACTACGACAAGCTGGCCCAGGCCGCCCAGGGGCTAATCACCCTGGCGCTCGCCTCGATCTCCAACACCGACGAGGTTGTCCCGGCGCTCGTCAGTCTGACGACCGGCACCGACGCCATCACAGGTGCGTAATGCGCTCCTCCCAAGCCCGCTTCTCCCAACAGTTCCTCATTGAGCCGGACACCTACGTCCGTGGCATCCTCCAGCCGGTGGAGGAGAACTCGCTGCCGACCTACGACTTCGCCGAGGGCCGACTGGCGCTCAGGACGGCACCGGGCGAGCCGGTCAAGATCGGCGACGTTATGGTGGATGCTTACGGCCGGCGGTTTCTGCTCGGCCACCACGGCGTCAACGTCTACCGCTGCTTCCAGATGACCGATCTCGTCACCTGGTCGCGGGTGATGCCCACGACCGATCCGGTCACCGGCCTCAAGAAGGAGTCGGATCGCTTCGACTTGCCTCCGATCTGGTGTGCCATCGAGCTCTACGGCCGTGTGCCGATCGACGCCACACTCAAGGTCGAGGCCGACATCCGTCGTGTCATCACCGGTGCTCCTGTGCAGCTCGGCGACAAGATCGACGGTGCGCTCGTGAAGCGCAAGGTCAAGATCTTCGGCGTCAACCTGCTGGAAATCCAGTAATGGCCAAGTCAGTAGGAGTGAAGATCACCACCAGGTTTGGTGGCAAGGTCAAGACCTGGGAGAATAAGCAGCTAGAGGCGGCTGCCGCCAACATATCAGGCGATATGAGCGAGCGCATCGAGAAGTACGTCGAACAGGTAGGTATCGCGAATATCAACGAGAAGATGCCGAAGGTCGCTGCCTCGATGCAGAGGCGAGGTATAGCTGAGCTAGCGAGGCTGATGAACTTCATCGGATCAAACCTGATCGGTAGACGGCCAGGTCCTTTCCGACAAGAGTTGG